TATTGAGAGTTTAAGTCCCTTCTCCGCAGAAGGGCTCTCTAAAATCAAAATGACTCGTGGCCAATTAATGGGCCATCCTTCGAGTTTCCCGTTGTTGTGTATTATAAATGCAGCAACCATCTATTGTTATTATAGACGAAAGGGATATCTTGGTAAGTTCAAGGACTTGCCGCTCCTTATAAACGGAGACGACGCGTGCTTTCGCGTTGAAGATGATTTTGATTTTGAGGTATTTGAAGATGTATGCCAAGAGTTTGGTTTCGTTACTAACAGAACAAAAGTGTTAGTAGCGCGCGATTTAGTAAGTCTAAATTCGCGTACGTTTCAAATATCTCCTGATGGTCTTGTTCGGAATTGTTCACGAACGTTTCTCAATACCATCTGTGGGAAGTCGAATTATCTAGATTTTGATGAGTTGATATCTTATTCAACTCCACTTCTCTTAGAAAGACAAGTCAAAATTTATTTAATGAGACGACCGCGGCTCTACAAAGCGTGTAGACCGTGGAATCTTCATAAACTTGCTGGCGGGTTAGGAATACCAACCAGAAGTGCCGTGACCCTTACACCATTCCAGAAAGACATAGTACGTTATTTGTATGAAAACAAATTAGTATTTACGCCTTCAGGATGCATGGATCGATACCTTTACTCATGGTCATTTATGACATTCATGAATAATGTACTCATTCCAGATTTCGAACTTGACAAGTGTCAGTTTGAAATAGGTGAGCGGAATTATCGGAAACTTTTGAAAAAGAAGAATCTCGATAAGCGAAGATTAGGGGAGGTTTACTTAGATGAATGTTTGAAAGGTATAAATACCCAAACTAGGAATCCGAGTAGATCGATATTTAAGAACAAATACGGATCTTTCCTTACACTAATTTATTAGTGGTTTGCTGTCCCCCCTCTGGAGATAGGAGGACGAGCTTAGTAACATATCTAAGTGAGTTTTGATCGAAGTGAAAACTGTCGATCGCTAACTTCTATCTGTATATTATGGGTTAACCATAATTGCACAGACTGTACACCAGGATTTGTGAGAACACGACTGTTTATCGTGCTATCTTGCTTTTCCTAATGCAGAAACTGTCCGAGATGATATGCCTATTGGAAATAGGATGTAAATCATCGAGGAAGAACTTTGTCTCAAGCCCTTCTGAAAAAAGAAGGTACGAGAATCGGTTTTTGGCTCTTGGTTGATACGCTGATCACGATCATCTATCTTACTAAATGTCAATTCTTACATGGATCCTAATCCATGGAAGCCTCTACTTAGTTTCTAGGTAGTCGCAAAACGAGGTTCTCCTCAAGAGAGGGTTGCTTAATGTCTGTTCTAG